CTCTTGTTGAAGCTGCAACATTTGCAGCAGGAATTGGTTACCCTGCTGGTTGTTATTTCGCCCAGCAGCACCTGCTATACCAGCACCAGCACTGGCAAGTGCGCCTACCGCAGCAATCGTGGGTGTGATCCAAGCCATGCTACAGTTCCTTCACGTAGCCGAGTTCTTCTAGCTTAAATCCCATACTCTCAAACAGTGGCGTGACGTTGTAAATCAGCCGATGGTGATGCACTACATGTGTAACACCGTGATCCTTGAACCACTCCATAGCAAACTCGATCAGCAGTCGTCCTATGCCTTTATTACGAAACTCAGGACGCACACCGATCATCGTGCAGTGAGCAACACGCTGCGCCTCATGGTGCAGATGATCCTGCACAATATACAATACGAAGCCTATCAGTTCCTTGCCAGGACGCACAACGAATAGCTTACACGTGCCAACTTTTTCTAACTGCCTATACGTATCCCAGTTGAACTTGAGCGGTCGCATACCACGACTTGCGATGGTGCGTGTGTAGTAGTCGCGCACCAACTCACCTACGTCCTCTGCATCATGTTCAATGGTGCCATGCTTTATTTCCATCAGAATGCACCAGTGCTACCGAGACCGCGCTTAGATTGGTCCTGCTCTGTCTGTAGTGCCTGCCCTGCGGTTGGTGCACCCGGTGTCCCGATTGCGCCTGTGCCCAGCGCCGGATTGGCAGCAGTCGGGTTCTGTGCACCCTGCACGTCACCACCTGCATTCAACAGGCTCTGAATGTCAGAGAATTGAACATTACTGGCTGCATTCTGCAACGCACCACCGAAGCCTTGTACATCCTGCGCTGCTTGTTGCGATCCCTGAGCAGCGAACTGCGACGGATCGAATGTCTGGCCAAGGCTCGTATTTGCAGCAGTGCTACGTGCACCACTGGCAATGTTGCCGAGTGATGTCTGGTCGCCAGTCAGAATGTTCTGTCCAAGCGTCTGTAGCTGGCTCTGCGCCGCTGACCTATCTTGGTTCATTTTGGCCAGTGCAGCATTGTATCCTGTCTGTGTCAGTGTGCCTCTATTCATTGCGTTCGTAAGCTGCGACGACAATGGATCGAACTGCTTACTCAGTATGTCAGATATTGGCTGTGTCATTATACTATTTGGTAGCATATTCTGTGCATACGTAGGAGTGAATATCTGGTTCAGAGCGTTCGTCTGCTGTGTGCGTTGGTCGCCTGTCGCTTGATTGAGAATGGTCTGTCCCAGACTGGATGGAAAGAATCCACTGAGATCAGGTGCCAGATCAGGTATGGTATCTTGTGCTTGCTGTAGTGCTGGATTGATGTAGTTCATGTAGCTATTTGGATCTACACCTTGTCCCTTGAATGTCTGCACGACATTTGCCATTGCATCGTTATATGCCTTAGTCTTATTAGCTTGGAACGTGTTCTCGTTCTGCGTGGCAGTATCGGTAGCTTGCTGTGTTGCAAGGTCCGATTGCTGCTGCGCTGTCTGCTGTCGCTGGGCGATTTCAGCATTCAATGCATCAACCGATCCGAACTGCATACCAGTGGTAGGATCAGTAAATTTCTGGTTCTGCATCTGCTGTTGCATCATCAGGTAGTCCAGATAATTACTACCGCCACCACCACCACCCTTGCCGCCGCCGCGCATACCACTGAAGGTGAGATGATCGATTTGTCCGCTTGAAGTGAACATGTCTATGTCCTCTTGAACACGTAGATCGTTCCATACCGCTTGAAGCCAATATGCCGATACAGCACATCTACGGCATGGCTATTGATCCCTGCGATGTCACCTGTTTGCACCAGCAGCGCATCTTTCTCGTCCAAACACCAGTCTACAAATCCACGCACCAAGTTTATTGCAATGGAAGCACGCCTTGGTGTGCCTTCTCTGACATACAATCCATCCTCGATGCCTTGTAGTCTGGGATTGAACATGAACGGATACACACGTCCGCAAATTGCACCAACATATGTGCCACCGTCATCCACTGCCATGCGCATATAACCATTGGGACCGAGACAAATGCTTGCAAAGAATCTACGGGCGAAATCCCAATCGAACGGCGGTCCATTCTCACCGAATGTTCCCAGGCTGTGCAGTTCACGAGCAATGGCCACTCCATACGATAAATTGTCCATACTGAGCATCTCGTACTTCACCTACGAATACTGCCCATGACGAAACCTAGTGAGATGCTGATAAACTTAATCGGCAATGTCGTTACTCCACTAAATCGTAACTTTAGGATTTCAAATTTCGCAGGAAAGCCATATAGTCGTGCATCACTGGATGGACGGTCAGTTCGCGTCGCTGGTGGCGTGGCTGGCAGGTTATCACCACCTACCATATTCATTGACAAGAGTGGACTGTCGGTCGAGTTGTAATTGTAGATGAGATCGACATACGCACGACATGTATATGTCGATGTGCCTTGTGTATCCATTGCAATATACTTCACATACTTCAAATTCATGCGTTTCTTCAGATCAGTCCAAGGCATTTCCCAATCAAATGTGATTGGCACACCATTACCGCTGTTGACCGCAGGATCATTGAAGTAATCGATGCACCGCGTGTGCACGTTGTCGTAGTCATACGAATACAGCTTATGACCCTGACTGAATATGATATTCTGCAACTCAGTCCGACATGCGGATTGAAATGTCCAGCCACGAAGTCGTGCCCATGCCTGTATTTTCATGGTTGGCATGTTTGTATAGCTGAACACTACTGTCTCAGTTATGACACCACCAACGAATGTCGGAACGAACAGCATATATCGGAAATTACGCAGATCGTAGACCGCGAACATGCTCTGCTGTATCTGGTTCTGCGTCAGTGGCTGAATTGCAGCAGTTGTCAGTGGATCAACGAGGTGCGACGCGCGCAATGGGCGCAGCGTATAGAAAATGTTGATGCGATTGATCGAATTGACACCAATGTTGTCGGCGAAGAATGTGTCGTCGCCTACGCTTATCAGCGATCGGTGACACAGGCACCCATATTCCTCAATGAAGCCATCATCACTCGGTGTGTGCACCGCAGGAGTGCCAGAATAGATACCCAGATTGACTGGCAGCACTCCACGCTCGAACGTCACCAACAGTTTGTCGCGATATGCAACAATGCCTGTGACTGTCGCATCACCAAGCGATACACGTGGGCCGAGGTCAAGGATGATTGCGTCGTTGGGTGCTGCATCACCAAAGAAAGTGCCACTCGTGTCCTTTGCACTGATGAACAGCTTTGTTGGATCAGTAGAGACACCAGCAATAATCATGTATTCTGAGTGTGTGGTGCAATACTTGCCTATTGGCGTATTGATATTGCTTCCAGACGCCTCATCGACAAGAAACTGTGCCTTCATAAAATTGGGATCGGTCGGCTTACCTTTGACAAGAATTGGTTTGTCCTTACCGTTGCATGCAATCAGGTCATTGTTAAACATCGTGAATGATGCATACGTCGTGCTACCCGTCCACGGCTTCGTGCCTGCGGGATGCCCAACCAATGACATTACTGTGCAAACACCACTACCATCTACTTGTGTAAATGCACCACTTTGCTGCACCACAATGATGAAGCCAAGGAAGTAGATGTGATTTACGATTGGTGTCGTATCAGGCAACGTGGAAAACAGCACAGTGCCAGGACGCAATGCCAGTGATCCGTCTGTCGCACGTTCTAAGTTGTCCAATATGCGCGCAAACTTAGGTGACATGTTCAAGTCAGTGTCCATCACATTGAGGCCACCCTCGAACTGCCGCACGGTTGTAGTTTGCAGATTGCTCTGTGCACCACCACCACGTGGATTAAGTTGTCCCTTCTGTTGATACATTTTGTTATACCGTAATCCCTTGAAGTGCGAGATTGAATTTGATGTTCGCATACGCCTGCTGGCATTGCGCCAGGGTCCAGCAGGTGCCGGATATCCGTCCGGCGAACGCCATATCAAGCGGTGCGGTGGCAGCCGCCTGCGTCACGCTGTTGCCGAGCAGGAGATGCCCAGTCGCAGCCGCCGTGCGCGTAACAAGATTTCCGGTGAAGCCCGTCGTAGTATTGTCGGTGAGGTTGTAGACATCCATACGCGTCGTCGTGTCGTTGTAGGCAATCGCCCAGCACTTGAATACGGTCGTGATGCCGGCACCACCCATTAGCCAGTTGTTGATAGAGACGCCGTTTCCGTAAACGCGCGTCGTCAGTCCACCGGAGTTTGTAAGAGTGGCATACGTACCGAGTGCTGTTGTCTCTTGCAGTGAGAGCGGGTAAGCAGTGCCTGTGGTCGCACCGAGCCTGGTCGCGAACAGGTAGGTGAAGCTCTTGGCATCATCCAGCAAATTGGTATCTAGGTAGTTCGCCGCCGTCAGGGTGACGTAGTTGCCGGCGGTGCCGGGTGCGAACACCGGCGTGCCGATAGGGGTGAACGCTGGTGCACCGGGCATCAGGTTCGGCGAGTTCGCCAACGAGGTAGCGAAATACGTCCACAGCGTCGTAGTGCCGACCTGCGGCAAGCCTGGGATCAAGATGTTGGCCGGTGCGAAGGCTACACCGGGTATTTGAATCGCTAAGCCGACCATCTCTAAATCCTCATACCTGTTAGCGCCAATGTCTCGCGCACTGACTGGTAAACGTTCGCGACCGTGGTAGCGTCCAGCGCGCCCTGGCAGATCGCGGCGAATGCCATGTCCATATTCGTGCCCCGATGCGACAAAGCGCTGCCGACAGGACTATCGCCCAGCAGCCATTGCGAGGCACTCACGGTGCGGGTGCCGGTGCCCGGCCATGACTGACTGAGGCCGTCGGTCTGATTGTACGCTACGGTGCCGGTTCCGGCGGTGAATACGGCGGCGTAGAACTTGAACTCCATACTGCCGCGCGGCTGCGCCATGTTCGTCAAGCCACTGACACCGGGATTGTAAATCGAGAAGCCGCCGCCAGCGGTGCTGTTCCCCAGGTAAGAGTCGAACCCCTGGTTAGGGGAGGTGTTGAAGTTGCTGATTCCGGAGCAGAGTCCGGTGCTATCGATGGTGCGCGCTACAAACATGACCGACACCGACCCGGCCACGTCCGACACAGGAAACAGCAGCCCGGCAGTAGCGTAGGTCAGCCGCGCGTAGTTGCCGGGTGGCGGCCACAGTGGGCCAGTGCCGACATTGACCAGTTGCGGCTGGCCGGCGATCAGATTGGGCGAGGCGGCCAACGAAGTGCCAATAAACGCCCATAGCACCGGCCTGCTTACCGTGGGCGGCACGCGCATGACGGAGCGGGTAAAGCTGGTCCCGGCGAGGGTGGTGACATTACCAGACATCTCAGATACCTGTCGCTTCGCGCAGCAGCTTGACGATCATGCCGGCGTAGGCGTTGTGGCCGTTCATGTTGGGATGCAGGCTGTCATCGGTGTAGTCGTGTATCCAGTCATCCAACGGCGTCAGATGCTGGCTCATAGTCGGGTTCATGTCCCACATCATCTGACCGCCGTTGAACGGTTGATAGCAGCGCTGCACGATCTCTAGCCGGAATGGCTCGGTAGCGGCGGTGTAGGTCATGTTAGCTGGTGACGGCGCAATCCAGATCGGCCGTCCACCAATCTTATCGAGCCGTCCACACATCTGCACATACCGCTGCCACAGCCGATCGACATTGATCTGCGACGCCGGCCAGTTCCGGCTCATGCTTTCCATGATGACGATAGATGGCTGCACGAAATCGAACATATTCTCGGTGTTGGTGATCCAAGCCTCGGGGGTGGTGTCCTGAATGACGCCGGTAGGGGCAAGTATCCAAGTGATCGGCGCTTCCGGCCGCGATAGCTCGAACGTCGCGCGCACGCCCCAATCGATACCGCCGGGACCACCGCCGGTGCCGCCGAGGATGCTATCGCCAATGCCCATGAGGGTGATGCCGCGCGAGCGCGAATAGAACTGAATGGCGACAAGTATCGTGTGTCCGTCCGGTGTCCCCGGCGCAAAGCCCGGTGGCGTGGCCACAAAGTCGCCGGCACCGGAGTAGCATTGCCAAATCCGGTCACCGACCTGGTTGCCGAAGTTGGTTGCGGTCGAGGTCTGCGGCAGGATGCGAAACCGGATGCCGCCGTTGGTGGTGCCGGTGGCGTAGGTCCGCACATACAGCAGTGGCCAGCGCCCGCCATCGGTGCGATCAAACGAGGATATCGGTATCCAGTCAGATAGCGTGTAAGCGTTCAGCGCGGTTTGTGTGGTGCCGTCCAAGGTGCTGACGCTGGGTGCCCGCAACAGCGTGATGGTGCGCGTGGTGCCACTGCCGCTGACCTGATTGGTCTGTTTTTCCCAAGGAATATCTGCGCCGGCATTGTCGAAGAACGCCGGAATCCACGGTGCAGCAGCGCCGGTTGAATCAACCGGATTTATGAGATCGGTAGCTGACGCCGAGACGGCGATGGCGGCTTTGATCGCGGTGTCGTATGGGGCGTTTGGTCCGTTATCGATCGCGAAGATCAGCCGTACCGCATCAAAGCCTGAGGTCTCGCAGGTGATGGTGGCTTGGTAGGTCCGTCCCGACGGATCGGCTGGCACGCTTGTCATGTCTGACGCCGCCATGTTCCACGACCCTTGCGTCATCAAGGTCTTACGCTGCACAGTGCGCTGTGCCGGGCCGGTGATCTGTCCCATTGCCGGATTGAACGCCAGTCGTCCGTCCTTGGTGATCGCCAGCCCGCCCTGGCCGTTGGCATCTGTGACTTCATACGTCGTGGACGGCATCCGCGAGTCAGTTGCCTTTTCTGTAGCGTTGGCTACAGTCATGGTCGTCTGTGCACCGATTGGAACGTTGGCGTGCAACACCCCAGCGGTGTCCACCGTGATCGCAACGTTGCCTGCACCGTCCTGCACCATCAGCGCTGCCGGTGGAAAGCGCGGGTCTGCCGGTGCCAGCGTGCCGGCGTTGGGCACCGTCACCTGCGTGCCGGTGATCTGCGGCAGCGTCAGCGAGGCTGTGCCGGTGACGGTGCCGGCCAGCGTCGTCATCCGTACAGCGCCCGCATTGAACGTGCCGTCAGTGGCGATGTAAGGGCCAATGTTGCCGGCACCGTCACGCCAAGCGAATGCCACGCCAAGGTTGAGGTTGTTAGCTATAGTGCCGGTATTGGTAACCGTCAACTGTGGTGCACTAATCGGACCACTGACGACACCACCTGTCAATGGCAGATAGGCACCGGTAGAATTACTCTGCAACTGCCACACGGTGCCATTTGATACCATCCAGTCGCCAGCGCCAACCGCAGTAATGCCATCGATTGCGGGCGATGCAGTGCCGGTAACCATGGCGGCAAAGTAATCACGATTTGGCGCTGCGACGCCACTCGCCAGTGCGCCAGAAGCAAGAACTGGTGTGTTGGTGATAGGGTTCCAGCCGCCTCGGTAGTTCAGCGTCCCGCCAGTTGAACCAGCCGGTAATTGTAAAACCGGCACTTTCCCAGTAACATCCAGGGAAGCAACACCATTCGCTACGGCTTTCGATGTCAGCGGCACATAGAGCGCAGCAGTATTAGCGGCTGTCTGATAACCTGCCGGATTGGTAGCCGGGTATGCAGTCGTATCGACATAGCCTTTAGTAGCAGCAACCAGAGCCGCCGATGGATTGGCATTGAGCGTCAGTGGTCCAGTAAGTGTGCCGCCTGTAAGCGGTAGATAGGCAACAGAGCCACCACCACCACCAACCATAGCAACGGAAAGCCATTTTGTACCATCCCACTGCCATACACCATTATTTGGTGACCATTGATTGGCGAATTAGGGAAATCTATTGCCATTATAGTTCTGCCGATGCTGTGTAGCTGACACTTGCAGTGAACGCCCCGGTTGTCGTGGCCATGACGAGCATCCACACCTGACTGTTATCGTAAGTGCCAGCCGAGAGATTGCCGCAGTTAGCTAGGGTCACGCCAGTTGGCGTCACGATCGGCGCTACACTTCGCATGATCACCGGCAGGTTGCTGCTGAAGTAGGCGCCTTGGCCCGCGTTTCCGTAGCCGGTCCACACAAGTCGGCCCTTCTGGTAATACCGTTGGCATATCTGCCAATCCACATCTGTATTTACCCGCTCCAACGGCGTGGCGACGCTGCCAAGCTCGACCTGCACGCCCCAGAGGTTGATGCTGCCTGACTGCACACCGATGTTGCCAGCCTGCGCATTGTTGGTAGCGCCGGAGGAATACCAGAACTGTATACTGGTGAAATCATCGTTGTTGGTGCCGAGCGTCTTGCCGGCGATCGATGGCACCGCGACCGTCACGGAATATCGCGTCCAGGTAGTGCTCAGCGTGAATTGCGCACCAGTTGCCAACACGGTGACGGCGCCCGATGGCGAGCCGCCGGTGCCGAAGTTCTGCACCACGTTGAGGCCGAGCTTCAGCGCAGCATTGGCGTTGGCATAGAAGCTGATCGTGATGGTCTGGTTCGACAGACGGCGCACATGCTCCATGCGCTGGACAACGCTGGTGGACGCGGCTGCACCAGCATTGCCGGTGAAGGTGTTGGTGAGACACCAGAACGCATCTTCATCACCAATTGCCGCGCGTGCCACATCGCCCAGTGCTGATTGCGCTACGTTGACAGTATCCAGGTTCGGTATCAGTAACCATCGATCCAGCGTATAACCGCTGGCGGTGAAGTTCACTTGACCGCGCTGTGCGATATACATGCGTGGGTTCTGGATGTAGTTGCGGCCAGTGTTGTGCGAGGTCTGAG